TGACGAGCCGTTAATACTGCAACACGTCTGTTATCAAAGATTTTTTGACAGATTTCTTTTTGATAATCGTACATATCAAAAGGTACAAAACCTCTATCTACGTGAACGATTTTAATATATTCCTTTGCGAAATAAACTGGATCCTGGGCACATTTCATGTACTCTTTTAGAAGTTCAGGACTCCATTCAATTTGCTCACCAATCTTTTTAAGATTGGGATTCCCTAAGTAACCATCAGCCATCTTCGTTTTCACCTTTAATCATTTTTAAAAGATCCGCAGTTGATACGATTAGGTTATTATTTGTTACGTTGGTTTGGGCAGCCTCTTTAGGTCCATTAATTTCCTCTTTAATGAATCTTTTCTTAGTAGATATATCTGCCAAATCTTTGTTTGCTTCTAACATTGTTTTCATTAATGTAGAAACAACTTCAAATGCGCGTGGTTGCTCTGATTGTTTTGCGATTTCTAATATTTCACGTAAAGCTTCGTCACCAGTTTCCATTACGCTTTTAATGTTTTGGCGAGCTTCTTCTAAATCTTCTAAGTTTTCTTGAGCGCCATCATCGAGTAGAGCAGGAGGATTAACTTCCTCCTTTACTACAATAGATTTTTCTTCTTGAACTGTTTCTTCAGTCTGGATTTCTGCCTTAGCTTCTTCTATTGGTCTAAGACCGAGTGTTTCACCTATTTTATCATTATTCATAATTCACCTTATAAACTTGCTATTGCGGTTTGAAACTCCGAATATGTGTTTGCTGAAGCAGCTATTGATTTAAGATCATTAATTCTAATGTACCCTGTGATACCACCGGTTGCGTTTAGCGTTCCATTAATAACAGTATTGCCTAAAACGATTAGTTCATTAGATGGATTTAAAACAACATCATCAACGGTAGATTTAATTTGAACATTATCAGCAATTAAATCCCCTCCAAGTTGCGGAGCTGTATCATCCGCAATGCTTGTTAGATAAGAACTCATATCAGCAGGTGTATATGTAAACTCGCCGGTAGTATCGTTATAAGAAATAGCTCCGTCACCGGAAGGAGTATTTTCAGAACCAACGCTGATATCGGTTAATTCAATTTTAGATGCAATAGCTGCATTGATTGTATTGGTCATAAGTGTATTCGTTACATAACCAATATCATTGAAGAATGAAGAAACATCTATCTTATCCGAGCCACCAACATTTCTTATATCTAGACCGTAACTTGATTCAATAGATGCTAGTGTTTGGTATTGTGAATCGTTAGTTAATTCTGAAACTGCGCTGGGAATAGTTGGCTTTCCAGTTAGGTCAGCATAAGCTCCACTAAATGCGCTAGCACTTAATTGGTAAACAGATAGATCTGGCTTTCCGGATAGATCAGCATAAGCTCCACTAAAAACAGCAGCAGATGTAATATATCCAGCATCATTATTTAATTCAGATACATTAACGGGAATATCAACGCTTTTAGCAAGTGGGTGCCCGCCTAATGTAGAACCATCCATAACAACTAGAGTATTTTTACTTTCATCCATCCAAAACTCACCAGATGAACCTCGTTCAGCGGCCAACTCAATAGTTGTAGCTCTTCTATGTTGTAGGATTTGTGCCATTTGTAATGCCCTATAGTTTTTAAATATTTATTAGTTTAGATCTTCTATGCCGTAACCACTGTCGAGGTCTATAGATGTGTTACCTGAATCTAAATCGGTGTTTGCAGTGCCAGGAATAATATCAGTTACAAAAGGTTCCTGACTTACAAGGTTAGTATCGTAATTCACTTTAGCTTCCCAATTATCATCAAACTCTATATCTGCCCACCCGACAGCAGTATTAGCAATATCAACTGGATATACTTCGACAGATTCTGCAAATGATGTATTGGCTAATGTATCAGCAGCCATATCAACGTCAACGAACTTAATAACTTTCTTCTGCTTCTCTGGACCAAAATACCAACCTTTTAAAGTAAAGTTTAAAGTATATAAGATGCTTTGTCTTTCGACATAATCACCTTCATATAAGTCCTCGGTTGTAACAGAGTTTAAAATGATTGGAATATCTACTGGATCTAAGTCTGGTACCATCTTTGCGGTAACAGTCCAATCCGGCGTAAAGAAAGGAATGATTTGTTCCATAATTTGTGTGGCATCTTCAGAATACTTAGTCATAATATACAATGAAAATTCAATATTATATGGAACAGATGCATACATAAAAGATTTTGAAGAATCTACTTCTGCTTTGCTTTCTTTGCGCATTTTGTGTGTAGATGCTATTTTACGAGATGGATCATATAAAAAACTAGTAATTTCAAACGACATTCTAGGAAGTTGTATAGCAGTTCTTCTACTGTTTAGTAAATCCGGATCTTCGTTTAATCTTGAAAGTACCTTTTGAAAAGGAGCATACGATAATGGTACAATCTGTGAATGCACTTCTGTGCCACTATTATCCTTACGTTTAATCTTAATTTGATTAAACATAGTACCAAATAGTGCCACGTATTTTCTCGTAGTTTCGTTATAGAAGTAATTTGCGATTGCCATTGTTATGAATCCTGAATAGTAATATTTTCACTGAATGGATCAATTTCTGAGAAATCAATAATATCGTCAGCTTCTTTTTCAAATGTATAGTTTTGAGAAATAGGATCCGTGTTAGCAACATCCTCTAGCGTTTGAACAACTGTATCTGACATATCAACATCATCGAAGTATTCATCAATTTCTGGTCTGCCAGTTTCAAACTTCTCACCGGAATATTCCATAAGTTCACAGCGAATATCATAGACTTGCAACTTGCCAGTTTGATAGAACACGCTTTCATGTTCAACATATGTTATGCGATACATCTTCTCGTTTAAAGGCAACCAGATGATATCATTTTCGCGAGGTCTAACTTTATCTTGGTTATTACGAGTAACAAATCTTTCAAATGTTCTAATTGCTACAGTAAATGTAACCTGATCTCTAATCTGTAAACCGAACTTAGATAGGAAGTCGCCTTCACCTTCAAAGCCATCTACATTCTTAACATATACTTCAAAGTCGTACATTTCGTTGTACAACGGAGTATCATCTTCGTTAAAAACAGTATCGATATTATTGAACTCACCGCTGATATACTTTACGTCAATACCATACATGCGAATCGATTCGATAACGAGATCGTCGATTAAGTTTTGCTCGTTGAAATTATCATAATTTCTAAAGTATACATTGGTAGCCATTTTTGTTACCCAATAAAGTTATAAGTTAGAGGCTGGAGATTACTAATGGCATCTTCTTCCATTTTCTCTCTTTCAGCTCTAGCTTCGGCAAGTATTTGTTCACCGTTAAAAGACACACCGCCAACTAATTGCATATTAGTAAATTTAGTTAGGTTTAAACCCCATTGTTCTCTAACCAAAACTGACGCATAGTTCTGAAGCCATCTATCACCCCAAACATCAGAATAAGCATCAGGGTCAATAATATCGTATGCTTCAATGATGATATAAGATCCTTCGGCAATCGAAGCTTTACCGGTATCTAAATACAATTTATTAACATGCTTATTATAACGAATTAGAGGACGACCTACTAGCCATTCTTGTAGAAACTCTAGATGAGACATTGTCATCCAATAGTTTTGAATTGAGTAACCGGTTATATCAGTTAAGTTGTTCAAAACAAATTGATATTGCACATTGAAAATACCACTACCAGTAGAAATGGAAGTATCTAGATCAAAAACTTTAGAAATACCTAAAAGCTTTTGCGGTAAATTTATGTATCCATTTTCTACATCTTGTGCAGTAAGTTTATGTTTAAGGTAAACTAGTTGGCTTCCGTTATAATGGTAATCTCTCCAAAAAGAAACTGCCTCGTCAACTCTATCTTCAATCTGTTCTTCAGATACGTTAACTTCAATAACCGGAGCACCGATTTTACGTAAGATATAATCTTTAAATTCTTCTCTTGATGCTGGTTGTGGCATGTCGTTCCCCTTACGCCAAATCTTCTTTAATGATTACTTTAATGTAACCAGTGTTTGGAAAAGTTTCGGTGCCACCATCGTTATTATACGTTACTTCAAATTCTGCATTGTGTGTTCCGACTGTAGCAGTATCACCTTCTTCCCATCTATAAGCAACAATACCCTTTGTTTGATTAATAACAAGTCCTTCATTATCTACTAAAACGTTTCCATTTTCATCTTTCATATGAAAGCGTACTGTAGCTGCTTGAGTCATATCTCTTTTTCTACCATTAGAGTCGGTAAGAGCAGCTTCTAATGCCGGTGCTGTGTCATTTTGTTTAATAAAGAATGTAGCCGCCATTTATTTTCTCCGAATTTTACTTTTATTTATTAAAAGCGGTAATTATTTCTGCCTGTCTTATACCACTATCTACGAGATGTAGATCGTTATAAGATAAAAGTATTTGCACACTATTATAATCTGAGCCATCTAATGTGCAGTAATTTGCACCTTCTCTATGGTAAATGCCAGTTGAAACATTAGTACCTTTGGAAGCTAAAGAAAATCCAAATGATCCAGCGCCGTCACCATCTGAAAATAAGAATATATTAGTATCTAAATTAAATTCAAGAGTCTGGTTTAAATTACCTGATACTACAACATAACCTTCAGATGATGCTTCAAATGGTAATCTATTAATCCATTCTGATTTACCAAACGTTTGAATACCTTGTTCAGCCTGTCCTGATGCGACAAATCCAAAACTTAAATCAGCATTACCATAAATTGTTGGTGTTTCTACTCCGGCGACAAAAGAAAAATCTAAATTGAAATTACTTATTTCACCTGTAATTGGAACTTGTGCATCAAAAATTAGAGAAGTCTCAATTAAACCAGAAACTTCTCCAGAAACTCTTGAATAACCACCACCAAAAAATTGATAGTCTAAAGTAGTAGAAAATGCGCCATTAGCAGACATGAGGCTTTACCCTTAAAAGTTAAGCCCCGCCAGCTGTAATAGTAAATGCAGTAATATTAATTTGTTGACCTAGAGCAATGTTAGTATTATCAAGCTGCATATCACCACCAGAACCTGTAGCAGTAATTGTGCCTTGCATATGACATACTGTTCCAGCATTGTTATGAAGTCTAAAATACGAAGCAGTACCAGATGCATCAGCAGAAAGATCTTGCCAAGTACCTGATAGGGTGATTGAGCCTAGAGCTGGTGTTGATAACCAGTCGCTTGGAAGAACCATAGTTGCTAATACTGTACCTGTATTGGCTGTCGCACAATCTGCAGGAATAGTACCAGAAGAGATGGTCATGATTGGATTTGTGCCTACTTCATCTTCGATACCTTGTAGGCTAGCGTTTCTTGCGTCCACTGATAACTGGAAAGCCATCATTGTCTCCTTTATTTGGGTTTAATTATGAATATTTATAAAAAAAAGGTTGACAGCTTTCCAGAAGTGTATATAATTGATTTATCAACAACAAAACAATACTAAGATCTTCTTTCTATATCATCCTCGGATAGTGTATCTCCCATCCAAACCTCAATGACCTTCACTGGTTTTTTACCAACATTTGTTGCTTTGTGCCATGTTTTAGCTGGAATGTCTATACTCTCACCTGCATGATATGTCTTAATAAATGTATCGCCATTGGGATATTCTAGCGTCATTAGCAAATCA